GAAATGAATGTTTTTTCTGTTTTACGAATATCTTTACATAACAATTCTTTGCCTCAGAATAATCGGCGGAGAGAATCGTGTCTTTATTTTTTCCGCTGTCATCGTACACATATTGCCTGAACATTTGTCTGGGATTTTCCACGAATTCTATTTCGCCGCTTGCTGTATCCAACACATGAAATCCCTTTTGTTCGTTTAGATCACTCATGTACAATTGGTATGGGGTCCCAAAATAAGAGATGTTATCTTCGTAACTTCGAATGTGGAAATGCCCAGACATTACCATGTCGTATTTCTTGAACAAGGTAGAAGGCATACCTCCCTCATGGCGAATGCCTCGAAGGACTTCTCTTCCATCTATTTCAAAGTGACCGGCAAGGGTTCTGCATGCTGCTTCCTTGATGAACTTCTTGGATTCTTCCACATTTTCCTTGGTGATCCAAGGCATCATTCCGATACAATACCCATCGTAATCATTGATCACCGGTTTTTCGATGACATTGATGTTATCAAAACATGCGAACATTTCCCGGGGAGCATTCACCGCATTTGTGTTCTTAAAATAACAATCATGGTTCCCAAGAATGAGATCCATGTAAATCCCCTGCTCTTTCATTGGAGCAAGGATCTTTTTACGAGTTTCAGAAAGTATGTTGATGTTTATGTACTTACGGCGATCAAAAAAATCACCAAGATGCAGAACCTTGGTGATGTCATGTTGTTTGCAATATGGAAAAAACACATCCCTGAAAAAAGAGATTGAATTCTCAAAAAATATCGGGGAGTCGTTTCTTATTCCTATGTGGGTGTCGGTTATGATCCCAAGTTTCATTTTTTTTTCTTCTTTTTCTTCTTTTTCTTTTCACCCGACAATCTCTTCATGTCCAATTCGTTCAATTGGAACACATCCAGAAGAGGATTTTCGGAATCTTTTCTGTCATTTTCAAGATAATTTTCCCGAAACCAACGATGCATTGTTCCATCATCCATCATCTCTGTGGCTTTCAATTTCACATATGCCTGCTTCTTTTCTTTTTCTATTCGTCTTAAAAAGGCAAAGTATATGATTTGCGTGAAATAAGAAAATGGATTCTTTGATTTTCTTGGATTGAAGTTGTGAGCATACATCAAGCAGTTTTCTATTCCATCTCCCACCATCTCTTCCCTGTAGGGATAATTTGCAAAGTTGGGTTTTTGAGAAAGATGCTCTGCTATATTGAGTATACAAGTTCCAATATAATTAGTCACAGGTGGTCGTGGATCGCCGCTATCTTCTGCGGCATCAACTGTCTTCTTCCACGCCACCATTTGTTTGAAGAATTCTTTGTTGTCTATGTAATGGTTTGTTTTCTTTGGCATGTCACCATTATATCACAAACAATGAATAAAAGCAAGAGGACTATCTTGTTTTTTCTTCAACTTTGTTCTTGACAAGTTTTTTGAGGTCTTTTATAATTACCTTGTCCTGATTCAAGCACCATTGGGTTAAGTGTTCTTTTGAGATCAGTGAGTATAATGAAGTAGATAACTGTTTCCTCTGCTGGTCGGCATTTCCTTGTCTCTTGGGTTGAAATCAGTATAGATTGTGTTGACATGATCTTCATTTTTTGGATCATAAGAGAAAGGTTCTCTTTCACCTCTGGTGTGAACACCTCTTACTCTGCCTGTCTTAGCCAATTCATCCCAAATTTTTTTGGACCCTTTGGTCTGGTCTAAGTCTGATATAATATCAACTTTGTGGTGTTTTGCAATCATTTTATAGACTCTGGACATCAATCCCTTACCTGTAAAATCTTCATGAAGCTCTGGTTCCAGGCTTATAGCTTCTGGTTTTCTTCCAAGCTGAGTCTGAACTCTATCATTTATGAGTTCTTTTTTATTTCCCACCAAAACGCCAACCCTGCCAATGTCTCTTAATTTATTATCTTCTCCGACATGAGCAATAATAAACATTCTTTCCTTTAGATCCTCATCTCTAGTAGAAAGCAATTTAAATTGCATTCCCCTGTGACGAAAAGATTTTATTTGATCATAATGTTTTTGTAATCTGTCTGAATCTAAAATTGTGTGATATTTGGCATAAAAAGGAGAAAAATTTTGACCGGGACTTACATCAGTTCTTTTTTTGGCTGATCTTAAAAATATATCCTCCGAAATGTAGTCACGAAAAGATTTCATGGCTCACTGATACTCCTCGGAAGATAAATCAGGATTCCAATCTGTCCAGCGATTTCCATAATCTTTGTGGTCTTTTTGATCGCCTGTAAATTTTGCAGAATTTCCTTCAGACTGGCCTTTTTTTGGTTGTTTTTTTGCATTAGGAGGAAGTGGTTTTTTTCTTCTGCTGTGTTTTTTTATGTCCTTGTACATCTCGCCAAAAATTTCTGGATCTATTATTTCAGATTCTATGAGATCAACCAACATTTCTGGGGGGAACATCATGTTCATAAATATCATGTCATCGTTATCTGGTTTTTTATTCTTTTTTTCTTCTTTATCCTGAGATTCAATTTCTTTCATCATATCATCAAGTTTTTGAGTATTATTTGAAAGATATTTCATCATTTGCTTGAATTCTTCATCTTCGGTTATTTCTTTTTTTAATTGTGATGTTTTTTGTTTTGTGTCTTCTTTTTCTTTTTCAAGTTCATATAATGATATTGCATCCAAATTAGGATTTAAAAAAGAGACAATGTGATCTTGGGGAATATCAATCTTGTTTTCGACACTTAATGGTATCCAATTTTTCATGATTAAAATTTCTTTTGGAGTTCCATATAAATCCTGTGTGAGTATTGACCTGAAGCACATTGGCCTCTCAACAGTCAATTTTTCCTTTGTCGAATTGGTGATTCGTGCTATTATTTCTTCACCACTTCTAAGTTTCATTATTTTGTAATTTATTTTCTTTTCCATTCTCATCCTTCCGGAGATTTATTGATATTAAATTATGCACGAATCGTTCTTTATTATATATCCGAAGCCTTTCCTGCAGATGACGATAAGTATGGTTGTCATATTTTTTGTAACGAAGATCATCTGAAATATCATAAATCACAACATTTTGTTTTGTTTCGCTTTTTCGAAGTCCTCTACCTATAGATTGAAGAACTCGAATAACAGATTTGGATGGGGAGGCAAAGATAATGTTGTGAATGTTTCGAATATTAATGCCTGTGCTTGTCGTGCCATAACTCGCAACCATTATGGAATTATCATCTTTGTCAACAATTTTTCGAATTTGCTCGCGCATCTCCGTTTCTGTCTTTCCGTAAATGAAATAAATATTCTTACTTGATCCTTCGAGCATCTTGAAAAGGGGTTTGCCTTGTTTTTCGACATAATTGAACAGAATGAGTGTATTCCCCTTCAGTTTCTCGGCAAGTTGCACGATGAACTTGTTTCTTCTCTCGTCCGTGACAATCCATTCAATTTCTTCCTGGTAGGTTCGCCTCTTGAGGGCAGCACGATCTGTGTCGGAATGGTTGATCGAAAGACACTCGACCTTAAGTTCAGACAAGATGTTTTTATCGATGAGATCTTTGGTGCTAGTTACCTTATAGACTGGACCGAAGAGCCCTTCGATAATTAATTTATGAACATAAACGCTATCTAGCGTTCCGGTGGTTCCTATCCTATAGGGACAATCTTTTAATTTCGTCATCAATGCGACCAATGACTGGCTTCGATATTGATGACATTCGTCTCCAAAGACGGCGGAGAACTGATCGAACCAGTCTTTGTGTTCTCGAAAGATGCTTTGCCAAGTAGATATCACCACTCTTTTTGCGGTTTGTTTGCTCTTGCCTGCATGAATGCCGTGACAATTCCTGTCTGCTTTCCATTTGGTATTCTTCGAGTATTCTGCGAAGTCTGAAATCATTTGCTGGACCAATCCAGTCGTCGGAACAATGATCAAGATTTTCTTGTCTTTTGGCAATGTCTCCAAATAATATCTCATTAAACAATATATTATCATGCTTTTCCCCGAGCCAGTCGGAGAGAGCAACAGACATCTTTTTCTTTTTATGCCGTGAAAAATAGCATCCATTTGGTAGTCGTGGATGTTTGCTTTTTCGTCTCTTATATGTGGCTGCACGAATTCTTCTAAAAACTTGCATATGTGGTCTCTTTGTGGGATTGTTTCCGACTCTTCGAACAGGGAGCATGAATAGTTTCGATCTTTGCAAAATTTTATTACATAATCAAGAAGACCACGATAAATTACATTTTTATGAGTATTGAGAAGATTTATCCTACCATTCCACACCCTATTTTTGTAGGCGGGCATATATTTATGGTTAGGCACTTCAAAACTAAAAAATTGGCTCATCTCCTTGATGACCGATTTTTCGGCATTGATACGAATGAAGACGGAATCTACCGCCTCTATACTCACATGTTCCATATTAGTATTTATTGACCGTTTGTGAACTTTTGCCAGTCTATTGCTGCACGAATGGACCATTGACGGTTAGATATGACTTTCACAACATCCTCAATATAGTTTACGACATGGCAAAGTTCTCTATATTTACCCTCTATCTCCAGAATGTCTCTGTCGGCATCCATAATGCGATCCACATCAGTTCTTAACACATTCAATTCAAATGGCTCCCATCCGAGTCGTTTGTGTTCCTCTTCAGACATCTTACCGGTATAGTAGAGCCATTTGTCCTTTTGCAATGCCTTTAGATCACGCTCAAGCCTGTCCTTGCGGTTCTTCAGACGAAGCAGTAGCATCAGGTACTTGTTGTGTAACTGCGGTGTACGAAGCGACTCCTCATCCAAGCGAGTCTCATCGAGCTTAAGGTCAGCCTCGATCGTCTTGAAATCCAATTCCATGATATACTCCAATCAGTTGGTGTAGCCTTCCCCTCCTATGGGGAACACTTCATAATAAGAATAAGAAAAATTCACTGTACAGGACACGGGATCAGTGCTGGTGTTTTGAGATGTAAAATTGATACCACCCAAAGAACGAGGAAAAACATAGTAAAATACCGCTTGCATGAGTGGGGCGTATTGGCTATTTGTCACAATAAGGGTAGCGGTGGAAAATACGCCATTAGGATCTGCTGGATCATAAGGTAAATTATTATAATCTGTCTTTAAATTTCCTATACCTTTCATCCAGTCATAAATTTCTATCCAGTTTTTCATGTCGTTGTTGACCATGAAATTCACCATCAAATCATCAAAGTAAAAGTTTGTAGCTGGTATCTTGGGAAATGTTCCGAGAGTTGTCGGTTGATTTATTGCTCTTGTGCTCATCATCGGCAAATTTGCAGATTGCACAAAAAACTCAAAATTTGGAATTCTTTTCAATAAAAATTTGAAGTAATTGGTAGCCAGATAATTGGTATTTTCTGGACCAGTTAGAATTGTATTCGAGTTACAACTAGACATGTAAGTATGTATGACCAATGAAAAAGGGGGGCATTTCTGCCCCCCTTCTTAGTCATCGATTACTCACTTATCATGAGATCTGGAGACCACCAGTGATACCCATACCGTGAAGATTATCAATCTTCAAGAGACGGTAGTATTGGTTGCCCTTGGCAGTAGTACCAACACTGGTGGTTGCGGTATCTTCAGCAAACGGATTGGAGACCATGCCGTAGCGGGTCTTGAAGCCAATCTTCGGTTGGAAGGTGTCTTGACCGACTGAGCGGAACATCTGTAGAGGAACATACGGGCAGTAGAAGATACCTGCATCGTAAGCCACTTGACCCTTGTAGCCAACGAGAGCGAAGTTAACGCCGGTTGGTGCATAGGGATCGATGAAGACGCGGAACTTGTTGTTGAGAACGCCAGCAAAGATATTGCCGGTGTCATCGACTTCGAGGTTCACATTGAGTGCCGGGCTGATGTTGAGGTAGCCACCCATTGCGAGGGCTGAAGCAACATCGCTTGAGCAAACAACGAAGTTACCCTTACCGCGACGAGTTTCCTTGGCGATCACATTTGCTTCTCTTTCGAGTTGGAACATGAGGCCACGGAAGCGTTCGGCTGACCAACGACCGTCTGAGTCGAAGACGAGATCGTAAGTACCGGAGGTCTTGAGGTCGCCTTGGTTGCCACCTTGCTTTGCTACACGGTAGATGGTGTAGAGAACTTCACGATTGATTTCGTGGAGAATTTCTTGTGAAAGAATGTTAGCAAGTTCGGTTTCGGCATCGAGACCGTGAACAGCCTTGAGGTCCTGAGCGAGCTCAGTTGTGTATTCTGCCTTCAAAGCACGGCTACGAGCTTCGACTGCAAGTCTTTCGATGGTGATTGACATTTCTTGGAAAGCTGGCTTTCCTGATCCGCCGAGTTGTTCGGCTTCAGAAGTCAACATACCACGGAAAGCTTCCCAGTTGTTGGTTCCTGATTTACCGATACCGAATCCACCTTCATCCCAAGGTAGATCACGAACAGCGTTGATGCTGAGGTTATCTTTCTCAAACACTGCTGCACCAAAGGTTCCACCCTTGGTAGTGTCGCCAAATGTACCACCACGACCTGAGAACGGTGAATATGCAGACTGGAAGAGTGCTTCGTTCTTTTGACGATTTTGGATATCGTTTGGTGAACCACCTTCGTTGGTTGCCTTGAATTGGTCTTGGGTGCCGTAGCGTGAACGCATTGCAAAGATAAGACCGGTGGGAGCAGTCATTGGCTGCACGCCAGCGATATCGTAAGCAAGTAGGTTAGGCATTGCACGACGAACGAGGCTGATGAGCACGGGGCTGTAACCAGCGAGAGCGGTGTTCGGGGTGCCGACTTGGGGGTTCATGAATGCTCCACCCATTTCGTTGCCGTATTCTGCGAGGTACTGTTCACGCATTGCCTTTTCTTGATTTTCAAGAAGGACTGCGGTGGTTCTCTTTCTATCGTAATCGTTGATGCGTGGAAGAGCATCGTGACTGAGCACTGGCTCCCACTTTTCAACTAGATTATCATAAGCTGTAGTTTCTGATGAAAAGTCCATTTTTTCTCCTTTGTTATTTAATTAGACTTGTTTCTTAGCTTGACGAGCGATGGCGGATGCATAGATCCCCATTGTGTCATTTGTGTTAACGATTCGTTTATCTGTGGTTTCTTCTAATAGTTCAGCTGCTTCTCTCATCATCGGTGCTGCTGGACGGAAATAACTTTCCTTGAGAATGTTTAGTTTTTCTGCATATTGTGCAACATTCTCATATTGCAGACCTTGTGAAAGTGAAGCGAGTTTTTCAATCTGAACATCGGTCAGACCGTTTGCTGCCTCAAGGAAAACAATGCCGCATTGATGATCGAGAAGAGCTTTGCGAAGAGCAATATTTTCATTGACTCTTTCGTTCAGTTCTTTTTCGAGTGTTTCATTATTGTCATTGACGCTTTCAAGAATGTCAATCTTTCCTTCAGGGACGCTGACATAGTGAGATTCAAAGAGTTCCTTGAGTCCACTGAGGAAGGATTCAGCAATATCCATGCGAATGCCCTCTTCAAGTGCGAGTTTGTTTTCGGTCATCCATTCTTCAATGACATAGTTGAGATAATCATCTAGTTTTTGTGAAAGACCTTCTGATATCTGTTGAACTTGTTGTTCAACTGCTTCACTTGCCTGTTCAGCAAGAGTGTTAGCGATATTGTTGACTCTTTCATTGACAGCTGCTTCAAAAACAACTCTTACTTTTTCTTTGAATTCTTCGGTGAGGCTTTCACCATCGAAGAGTGAATCAAAATCAAAAGTTTCTGTTGCATAAGCTGCAGCAGCTCTCTTCTTCTTGAATTCTTCTTCGCCTTCTTCTTCCCCCTCTTGTGGAGGTGGAGCATTTTGGCCAACAGCGGCGGCTGGTTGACCCATGCGAGACATTGGTGCAAGTGAAGCCATGTTCATTCCAGCAACCCCGGGTTGAGCGACTGGTTTGATGAACATTGAACCTCTTCCTGAGTAATCTGAGTCTCCTCTACCGGAGGCATCCATAACATCTTGTTGTGCAATTTTATCCATTTTTGTTCCTCTTTGATGGTCTTTTTTATTTATGTAATTTTATTTTTTACCTTTTGAGAGTTTTCTCATAAAGTCTTCAAACACATTTACTGCAGTTTCTTGTAGTTTTTTGGATGGGGCTCTTTTTACAATTTGTCTGTAATTCTCGACAACTTCTTGTTTTAGAACTCCATTGTCCCAAATCCATTCTACTCCTTCCATTATGCCGTTGACAAAGGCATTTGGAGCGGATGGATCAGCCACTAAATCCACGGCTGAAAGCATAAAATCTTTTTGAACTTCCTTATAACCCCTGCTTTCCTTGAGACTTCCCATGCCACGGGAAGAAACTCCTAATTTTACCCCTGCCTCTAATAGATTTTGGGCAATTAGACCACATGGAGTTTCCAGAAGTTTAGCCTTACCGATGACATCTTTTCCTTCCATTCTCAGGTTGGTTATAAGATGTGAAACTTTGTCAAGATTCACAGTGGGTCCTGATGGATGGTTTAATTCACCAAGAGCTCTGTTTTCATTGACATATTTTTTGCTGTAACGATTTACCTCGTTTTCCAGTATGGTACGAGGATAAACTCTACCGTTTCTGTTCACGGTATCGGATTGCATGAAAACGCCTTCGATGGCAAACTTCTTTTTTCCATTTTCATTTCCTTCGACTACGAAAGAAATGTCCTCGTTCATTTCTGTGATTAGTTTCATTTATCTTTTTCCTTGTTGTGAGAATTTATGTCAAAGTGAAAAATTTTACCATTTTTCTTCTTGACTTTATCTTCCTCTTCTTCCTCTTCTTCCTCTTCCTCGTCCTTTTCGTCTTCATCTTCCTCGTCTTCGTCCTCATCCTCATCATCTTTTTTCTTTGATTTTTTCTTGTGGGATTTTTTCTTCTTGCTCTTTTTCTTATCTTCATCTTCCTCGTCTTCATCTTCTTCCTTTTTCTTTTCTAGAAGAGAGATGATATAAGAAACGCTTTCGCTGATTTCTTGTTCGGTGAATTCAGTTCCCAGTCGTTCTTCGGCTTCTGAAATGACATTATTGATGTAATCAACAAGGTCGGAAGATTCCTGCAATCTTTCAACATTGAAGACTTCAGAAATCATGTCGATTGTGGATTCCTTAATCACATAAGAAAGTTTTGCATAAAGCATTTCGTTCAATGCTGAACGAAATTTAACATGGTTTTCGTTTGCTGCGAATTTGATTAGATCTAAACTACTCATTTTTGAGTCCTTTCGGTATATTTTTTGGAAAATTGTAAGATTTTGTTGTATTCCGAATAATTTTCAGACATCAGTTTTCTCATCTTTTCTTGATTTATTCTATTCAGAGAATCATGCAAGTTGACTAAACATCTTGAATCTTCATGTGTTATGGCGATGGTATCTCCATTCATGAAATTGTGTATGATTGTTTTTTCGTCCCTGATCGATTCCTGTAATGAAGAAATGATGGTCACTATTGGTTTTTCTACGCTTTCATTTATAATGGCTACAGAGGTCGATGAATTTTCTTCAGCTAGAGCGGTGTTTGTTTCATACAAACTTTCACATATTCTGGCATAGAAATCGACAACCTTGTCATTTAGACGGTTGTCGATTTCTTCTTTCAGGGATGAAACAAAATCCGACTTCCCCTTGGAAGAGATCAATCGAATTGTTTTAGCCAGCCTTTTGTTCATTTTTGTTTTGTCCTTGCTGCCCCTGCGGTTGTCCTTCCGGTGCCAATTGTTGTTGCATCATTTGCTGTTGCATCATTCTTTCCTGTTCAATCGCAAACTCCTGCTCCATTTCGGCATTCATTCTTATGATGTCCTGATCGTCTTGCTTGAGGAAGTTCTTTCTGATGTACTCTTCAGAGAAGTATTTTCCTGCAAACGGAGCGACCGTAGCCAACAAATCCATTCTTTCTTTCAGAATCTCTGCTTCTTTCAACTCATCGAAGTAAGAGTCCCTGTTGTACAAGAAAGCGATATTTTGATTGATATCTTCCCAATCCTGCTCACTGATCACGCCCTTGAGAATGAGTTGTGTTCTTAAGAGAGATGAAAACAGAACAGAAAATCTGTTCCTAAGTCTATCTATGAACTTATAGAATTTTACTTCATCTCTTGTGATCTCGGCTGCTCGTCCCATATTGAAACCGGTTTCCGGCAACATGCGGGAAAGGGGCACATTCAATGCTTGCCAGAGTTTTCTCTGGAAGTATTCGACATCCGTCATTTCTCCAAGATTTGCACCTGAATCCAGTGTACTGATCTCAGTTCCCCTACCACCCTCACGGCGAGGCATCCAGAAGTCTTCCAACATGGATTGGAAATTTCTGTCATCCCTGATTTGACCAGTGGATGAATCATATGTGATCTTATTGCGATATCTGTTCATGATGTCACGAACATATTGCTCTGCTTTTTGCTTTGGCAAATTACCGACATCCACATAAAAAACTCTTCGTTCTGGGGCTCTTGCAATACGATAAATGACAACAGAATCTTCAATCTGGCGAAGCATGTTGAGCGGGCGAATAGCCTTCTGAAGATAACCAACCACTCTTCTTGTCGATGAATCGACTATTCCAGAGTGAACATAACAAACACTATCGGTAGAAAACTTAATTCCAGCCGTCGAGGTTGGTATGAGTGCTTCTCTCTCAGTATCAGTATAGATATAAAATTCTTCCATTTTCTTGATGATCGGAAGAACGACATTTACATTCGGATCTGGGCGTTTTCTTTCTTTTTCTATTCTACGGACTTTTTTGATCTTTATAGGATCTATGGGAATTAGATCTTGAATCCCTGCTTGAGGATTGTCATTGTCTATTTGAATATAATAATATATTTTGCTGTCCACATACCATTTTCTAAAAATATCATATCCTCTGTTGTTGAAATCCAACAGAGTCAAAATAGTGTTAAATTCGTTTTGAATCTTGGTTTTTATTTGTTCCGACAATGGAACATTGTCCAAATTTATTCTTACAGGTCTCTTTTGGCTTCCGGGCACGATGGCATCATTTACGATATCATCAAGTGCCTTGTCCACTTCAGAATAAATTGACATTGATCTGTATTGCTGTATGAGTGCATTTTCGTCTCTTACAGCACCGGAAAAGTCAACCAGTGTTCCTTGAACACCGCCTGTTTCGATGACATGAGCACCGTCATACTTGTCAGGAGGAACTACTTGTGGTTGTGGCGGAGAAGTTTCCTGAGTGCCGTCAGCGCGTTTTCTGCCTATCGTAAAGCCCCAAATTTCTAATGCCATGATGTATATCCTTTACTTTTTATTATTATTCAGTTAAACCATCAATTTCAATATATTGATATTGTATTGTTACAGGGAAACTTACAAGTTCTTCATTTTTATCCATAGAAAGGGAAACGGCTCCGACTTTTGATGGCCAACAATTTATTAATGTTACTTTTTTTACCGCAACACCGTTAAGATCTAATTGTTCAACAGTCCAATCATTCATGCCTGCTCCATCAGCGGAAGCATTACTGCCAGCACCAAAACCAGGAGCAATCCCACCGGCTAAAGTATTAGCCACATGAGAATTAAAATTTTCACTCCAATCATGAAAATCTTTCCACAAGACCGTTCCTGAAGCAGTATCATCCAATATAGTTATTTCCCATTCACTATATTCTCTATTTCCTGGAATTTTATAAATTCTACCCCTATATGGCACTTCGATTGTACTAATTTTTGAAGCGGGAAGAGATGCTGATATTATATGAAAATCTGTTGTATCTCCATCTTCTCCTATGGCACCGATAACTCTAAATCTATTTGGTCTTAAACCACCTTGAAAATTTGAAATAAAGTCTTGTATACTATTTGCCATTGTTTTTTTCCCTTGTTATCACCCTGCTCCTATAGCAGTAGTAAAGTATTGATATTCTAAAGTAACTGTAAATGTTACATAATTTTCATTGTCAGCCATAGAAAATTCAACAGGTCCTACTTCAGATGGCCAACACTTATTAAGAACAACTGTTTTTTCGGTAGTTCCATTTATATCAAGTTGTTTGATTGTATGACTTGCCATTAAACTAGAAAAATCATCCATATTAGTTCCGGAACTGGCTATTTTATTTGATTTGTGTTTTAATATTTTACTTGACCACAAATGATAAACATCCCATAATTCGCCACCAACATCATCTAATACAACCATTTGCCAGGGGGTATATGTTCTAGCTCCTGGCATTTTAAATGTTCTTCCTCTATAAGCAATAGGAATTACAGCTAAATCTGAACTAGGAAGAGCCGCTGCTCTTATAAAAAAACTATAAGCATTGGCATTCGTAAGTGTCACGCCACTGGGGAATGTGGGAATAACCAAAAATCTATTTGGTCTTAACCCACCACCAAAACCGTCAATAAAATCATCTATCGATTGTCCTGTTGCTCCAGCCATGCTTATACCTCATCAAGGTTAGTGAATCTGATTGTGATTGTATCGATATAGTTGACCGGTCTAATGGTTACATCGACTACGAACTTGTTATCTCTTACTACAGAATCCGGATTGTTTGACCTATCACAAACAATTTTGTAGGTTTCAATACCATTTGTACTCTGTATTGTAGTAAAAATTGGTGTTATGGCATTCACGAATGAAGTTCTAGTTCGTTCGTTGTTGATTTCAAAGAGATATTGATTTGCAATCGGTGTGATGTTCTTGATCAGATAAATCAGCAACCTTGAAATGTTTATATTTCTGTATGGACTGGTATCTTCATCAAGAGTTCTATCCGAGAACAGATATGTTCCTTGTGTCGGTATTGTCGTTGCAAAGTTGATCTTCTTGGACAGTAAATGTGTTTGAACTGCATCGCTTGGTTGTTCCTTTAATCGAACAGTGTTCAATATCTGTCCTCTTCTCATCCCAGCAGGAGAAACCCAGGGATAGCGATCATTGTCTACGCGAGCAAGACAACCGGCTGCATCTGCCATCAAAGGAGTCGATACCAAGGTAGTAGTGTCGTTCGGGTCTATTCCCGAGTGTTGTTTACTTCCATAAATTGCCATTCCATACTTGCCAAGGCTTGCACCTCTTGGTTCCATCAATCCTGCTGTCTGACCAAGAAAAGTGTTTCCAGGAACAGGTTCACCGAAACCACTTAGGCTTCCACTCACCCCGACGATACCAAAGCAATCATTTCCTCTACCCGCAACCAATTCGCGGACAATTGTGGCTTGAGTGATGCCATGGTCAAGAGCAAAAATAACATCAATGTCGTTCAGGACTGATTTGTCCAGAAGGGGGGTGTTTGTACTATTGAAACCTGTATATCCACCTGCAACCAAACAACTTCCACCATATGTCAAATAATTATGAATTGACCACCAATGTGTCGCTAGGTTGCCATTTGCACCCAGGAAGCAACCAGAATCACCTTTGGCTCTACAAATTGGAAGGGTATTTGACGGATTGGGGCTTAAAACTTGATCTTCACCCGAAACTCCGGCAAATTTACTAACATATCTTTTTACCCAGTCGCTTGCATCAGAGACTCTAAAATAGCCATCAGATAACTCGCTTCCTATTGCAAATTCGCTAAAAATAGTAAGAGTTGAACCTGATTCACCAGAATAAGTGTGACCATAAACCGCTGCTATTGAATTTGAGAGATCTTCACTAAAGGAAGGAACAAGATTGTTGCCCAATAATTCAACTATAATTTTGGAAGACATTTTTTCTCCTTTTTCTACTGATTTATTTATTATTCTTTTGAATTAGCCTGAACTAGCCTTCCAATAGTCATTTCCGTCCAAAATTTCAGTTTCTATCTCAGATCCTGTAGCCATGAACCCAAAAGGAGTCAATTCATTCTCAATATCCTCTATTTCATCCTCCATCATTCCTTTTCGGATGTCGATCGAGGTCATGTCTTTGAAATATTGTTGTCTGCAAAGCCAAGAAAATAATATTAGACACATTACCAAATCGTCCGAGTGACCATCTTCAGCTTTCCACCCCATCTCTCCATGAGACACAAATGTCATTAATTCGTCAACAATGTCCTGATCCTCAATAATTAATCGATCCTGTTCGACCAAATTTTTGAGAATTGAACAGCCGGTTTTTTTCAACGCCACGGTTGTTCTGACTCCCTGAAGTTTGTTGCCTTTTCCGAACCCACCACTTACGACTTGACCTTTTCTTCCCTTTGCGATGGTAGAAACTATATTTTCATATTCCAATTCAGAATGAAGAATATCAACAACCTGACCACCTATGTCGTTTACTTCGACCAGAACCCACGAATTATTATACAATCTTGCCACAGATTCTATGATATTTGGGAACACAAGAGGAGGAATTAAATTATTCCTGTATTTTGCGACAAGTTTATATGGAGATACGCTTGCGTCTACAACCGTGAATGCACTATAATCTTTTCCTATGCCTCTAGCCACATCGACCGTCAAAATGTAAATATGATCCGGTTTTGGTTCCTCGTATATCATCAATCCGTCTTTATGTGTTTTTATTGGCTTTGACCAATTCATGGAACTCAGTTTCCACGATGCTATTAGGGTATTTGTAGATCCCAAAAATTCAGTATTATATTCCTGATTGAACTGCTCAAGACTGGTATTTGCTATCGTTTCCATCATCCATTTATCGTCGCGAAGCGGTCCACCGGGATATTTTGGAACATCTCTCCAAGAAACCTCAATTGGTATAAATTCGTTTTTTCCTTCTTCTCCCTTTTTCTTTGTGGCACCCTTCCACAACTGATAAAACTTGTTCAGTCCCCTAGGTGTGCTGGTAATGATGACTTTAGTGTCCTTACCTGCAGAGATCGTAGGGTAAACGCTGGAGAAGAAATCTTCGGCTATGTTGTTTGGAATGTGGGCAAATTCGTCCAGATAAATGATGTTCAAAGACAGACCACGGACGGCGGATGAGCTTGTTGCGGATGCTATGACGCGAGAACCGTTTTCCAACACTATGGATCCCTTATTCCATTCCTTCACTCCTTGCTGGAGCCATTTTGGAATGTATTGGTATGCGTTCTTGATTCTTTCCAAAATTTCATAGGCGATTGTTTTCTTGTTTGCAAGAACTGCAACATTGATATCCTGATTGAACATCACATTCCAGAGAAGATAAGCACACATAGTCAATGTTTTACCACTTTGACGGGGGAGCTTGCATATGACGAACCTGTTGTTTGCACAAGTTTCAATCATATTTTTTTGATAAGGATACGGATGATATGGAATTAGTCCTTCATCAAGAGAGACCGCTTTCATGTAGCGAGTGGCAAAATAAATCGGGTCAGAAGCACATTTGACATATTCTTCAACTTGCTCCGGGGTAAAATTTACCTTTACACCATATGGTTTCAGGTTTACATTGTCCCTATAACCCTCAAGAGATCTTTTATTCGCCATCTTTTTCTTCCAGTTTGATTTCAGTCAATGCTTTTTTTCTGCTTCTTGCACTGTTTATCAGATCCTGAAGATCTGATGTGGAACCCACGAATATTGAATTGTTTGTCGTATTGTTTTGTACAACTTTCGTTTGTTCCATGCTTTTCATTCTTTGATGTATGTCAATGATATCTTTGTTTATTTCCGAGACTGTTTTTATGAGAGTTGCTGCAACTTCATATGCTCTAGGGGAATCTCCTTCTTGAGCAACCTTGAGTATCCCCTCAATAGCCTCTTCGCCCGTGGCTATTAGATTTCTGAGATTTTTTCTGACTTCTTGGAAATCCGAATCCGTTTTATCGTCTTTCGGTTGAGAAACTTTTACCGGTTCTGACAACGATTTTTCTTCACTGGTGACAAAAGGAATGCCAAGAGCATCACCTATTTTTTCTAAACTCATAATTACTCCTGAATTGTTATATTGATATTTCCGCCGGTAACAGTAAGATTGTCTATGGTAAATGCAAACGATTGAATTACATTTGGTGTTTCTTCTACAGGACCAAAAACATATGATTTTGCTGTAATAGTATATGTGTTGAGCAACAATCTTCTTTCTTCGAATGAGCCTTCAGTATCCTCAAATTGAGTCATTGCATCTAAAATAAACGGAACATTCACAGATTCGTATGATTTATTGAAATTTATGGTTTGGACCAATTCCGGTGCAAAATTTGGAAGTATTTGTTCCATTATTTGAAGATTTTCATCTATGCTTCTGCAAAAAGAAGTCAACTCGAAAACAAAATTATAAGGAACTATTTTATTTACCGTGTAAATTTTATTATCAGACGGATCTCTTACCCTGCGTTCATTTATTTTATTCAGTTTTCTTGCGGTGTCGTATTCGACGGTTTTGATCGAGAAACAAAGTCTAGGCAAGTCTATTTGAACTCTTGTATTTTCGGTTATGGTCCCGGGTTCTCGAATTCTTCTATAGAACTTTTCTTTTGGACTGTATGTCAAAGGAATTCTCAGGCGTGTCGTAGAATTATCATCTTTGGTCTTTGCTATGTAAACCTCATTGAAAAGATTTCCAAATGCCACTACCAATTTTCTTACCGACTCATTATAATATTGTCCGAACATTATGGTGTTCCTTCTGAGAATGGATCTGTTTCACAATAATTTATGATGTTATCTTTTTTAGCCTCAAGAGCAGTAATGTCATTATCTCCGAAATTCTCGCCCATAAGAGAGTTATATGGTATAAGGGTATTTGATGCTGTGATTCCGCTAATGTATTGTTTGGCACCGGATGATTCGCCATATAGAATATATGTTGCTCCGGTGACACCAAAAGCATCCTTTGTCGTCACATAAGCCGCAGAGATAGCCGTGGTTCCAGAAATGCCGTTATATTGAACCAATACTCCAGTCGATATCGCAGATCCGGTTATATCACCAAGCGATTCCGAATTTTCGAGATATTGTTTGACTGTTTCTCCTTCATAGAAACCATAATATGTAATCCCAGAAATTCTTTTGACATAAAGTAATTTTGGAATTGAGTGTCTTTCTTCTTCGATGATATCGATCTCGGTGACTCCGGTATCCATCTTGGAATGATCGTAAGTGAAAAGTTCACAGGTTATCTTGTATGTGTAATTTTTTCCATGAAAGTAAAATGGAACTTCGTGTTCCACGAAGTTTATCTCAAAAAGAGAATTCGAGAGAGGCATGAATATTAAATCACCTTCTCTGGGTCTTTTTATGTCTGTCCTGATCGAGGTCACTTCCTGAGCAAATCTTTTTTGTGACATTATCAGTGTTATTCTGTCCTTGACCTGCAATCCAAATTTTGATATGAGATCACCCGCACCCTCGAATCCATTCACGGATTCTATGTACATCTCAATCGGAAATGCATCTTGAAATTTATACCATTTTCCCTCACCAAAAAGTTTATCTTCTTTTATCATTTCACGGGGAACATATGTCATGTCTTGACCAAACATTTTTATCTGTTCGATCGTCATTTTTTCTAGGAGTTGCTGTTCTCCCGGATGTTTTTGATTGAAAAATGGATTTGTTGCCATTCATCAGCCCATCTGGAAGGTCGGTGGACCTTCGAACGCGGTATAAATTTCAGCTTCTATCTTGTCTATTTCGTTTTGTGCTTCTTGATACATGGCTGCTCCACGAAGAGTACCGCCACCGGGCAATGGGGTGTTTTCATATTTTGACAAATTTATGCCCCATTGTCTCTTTATTAATTGAACAAGATATTTCTTGAGTATACGATCATTGTATATTTCAGTGTAAGTATCCGGATCGAGTGCTAAATATGCTTCAAACATCAATGCTTGTCCGGGCTTCAGATCAGTTGACCAATCGGTATTGATTGAAATTCTGTTTGATGATTTGGTGAACTGAAATGACTTCTCGGGTGAGAAGTATTGATTCATCAATGTGATGTATCTCATTGCATTGTCGTAATTCGCAATGGGAAGATCTTGTGTTCCATACAGACCTCTGTTTATCTGAAAATAATCAGACAAAGCCCATTGATACTTGATATTAAACATATTATTCGATGAGCTTATCGGGTCATATTGGAATATTCTTACAATCGATACTATATCCTGTCCGGTAGGACGATCTCCTGTGACTCCACTGGGTGGTCCTATATTGTCTGAAAAAATATACTTTCTTGCCTGATCTTCCTCAGTAACTTTGTATGGCAAATATCCGATCACAACACCGTCAAAATGACGCTCTGCAAACAATTGCAGAGCATCATCCAGACGATCAGATGCCTGTTGCCAATCAACATTGACATCTATTACTGGTTTTCCCAGAGCCCTGAATGCATATTCGATTAGTTGATCTCTTGTTTGTATTCTATTATCCGGCATATTGCACCGGAATTATTTAGGTAGAATTTATTCTTGGTTTTTTGGAAGCTCTTCGGTCTGTATGGGCATTTCAGGAAGAGTTACTTGAACAGATGCCACATCAGCCAATGACATGTTCTCGATAAAATGTTTTCTGGTTATTGGCGGAACAGATTCATGTTCCTCAGCTTCAGTGTAATTACTGAAACCAGGCATTCCGAGAGGACAATGCAATTTTGGATAATCCAACTTGGAATATTCTTCCCCATTGGCTAACAACCAAGTCATCTTTTTGTCGCCACACCCGCAAGCACCACAATAGTATTGTCCTTCTTGGACTTCACTTTTCTTCAAATGTTCACATGGAGGGAGGATTCCGCCTGAGTGTTTGTTGCCGAAACATCCCAATACCCGGAGTTGTTTTTCTGCTTTGTTGACTTTGTTGTCGCTGATTCCCCGGGATGCTATTGATGTTGCGAAACTTTGAATCATTGTTAATTTTTTTTTTAGTCCGCCATCAACTGGTTCAGCATTTCTAAATTCTTGTTGCTGCGACTGATCGCTCTGTTCCGTAACAGGGGAAGCTGGTGTCGGAGGAGCGTTTTTCTTACCACAACCACAACCTTTGTTTTCTGACATGATTATACCTCAAATAATGTATACTGGAACTTTTCTTACAAGTCTTACTGGCATTTGCTTGGTGTCTGAAACCAAGAAAGTATCACCATATGTAGGCTCATCAAATGATTGTGCCAATATCAATGATACCTTTTTTTCTATATTTTTGCTTGAATTTTGCACAATATATGTGGAAGAAACATACTCTTTTTCTTTCATTCCATAAAACCTAAAACCTAAATCAAAATTTTGTGGCAAATTTTTTGCTATGAAAGCCAACTCGTCGGTACTGGGAACATACCAATCTCTATATCCTCCAGGAGCATACAGATTTAATTGTTTCATTTGATTTTGATCATATTGGCTTTTATTGAAATAACCATCATAAGATGAAGTATTGACTGATACTGGTTCTTGTAAAGGATTTGTTATAAAGTTTATGTCTTTTGGTGCTAAAATTAAGACCCAAGCGTATTTTGATTCGCCTGTTCCTTCTCCATCTGTTCTGTAGTCTTCTGCTTTTCCTGTGGAAGGATTTCCAAAAACTATAGAACCCGATGGTGTTACAGGAGGACCGGGATTGAAAACCCCAATATTTACACCACCTCTATAAAATGTCAAAGGAACTGGAACAGAATTTGGATATATTGGACTCTCCATTACGGTTCTCCGTTCGTGCAATTTCTTTCACATTCGGAGCAAGAAAATTCTTTGTCACCGAGAAGATAAAAAGACCCATTCAATTTATCACAATCGTAGAAGCTTATTGTTTCTATGCATCTGCAAGGAATTCCCTGAATGCAGCAATTTCCGTATGTGTCTTTTTCAATTACACCTGTAAGGAATGTTGTGTTGTTTGGTTTTTTATTCTCAATTATTGACGGACATTCAGGATTTGTTTGACAAGTTTCACCGGTCTCATAGAAAATAGGAGTATATCCTTTGACGGTCAATTTTGAACATTCTTCTTCGGTATCGACAGAGTAACACCTGGATTCGACAGATCCATCGATTAAAGTATATCCGCAGCATTTTTTCTTCAATCTTATATCTTTGTCGCCAGTTATGCAAAATTTTTCAGAGTCTAGATCCTTGCAAGGAGAGCTGGACCATATTCCATTCAGATCCTCGCATTGTGTTTTTTCTATCCCATCTGACATTCCTGAATAGAAAGATGCACAGCAACATCCTGTTTTTCCTTTTGGAAAACATGAATTTTTACAGTCAGGACTCATTGAAAAATACCCATTCAATGCATTACAGGCACCAAATGTAGATTCAAAAGGAACAGCACCATCTTCACTTGACCCAGTACAGCAACAACCACTCACCCCAGGAAAAAGGTAAGTGGAGTAATTTATCGGAGATTGAATTCTTGATCTGAAGTGAATTGACATGGTAATAACTTAAAATATTTATAGGGCTTCTATATTATCATCTTTAAATTCTATACATGGGTCTGGATTTCCCCCACAGATTATATCGTATCTTTGATCATTTATAGCAACATTAACAATTTGATCTTTTGAAAGATCTGTTTCTTGAATTTCTTTTTCCTTTATTTTTCCACAGGATACATCGCATGTGGAATTTGGATAAAAAATTCCAAAACAATTTTTTTCATCAATATTATCAACACAGGGTTTATCTGGATAGCAGCAAGATCCAAGAGTTACGGGAACATCAAATCCACAGTCAATGGTATTACATGTTGTATTCTTTCCGAAGAATATTCCACCAAGTTTAGAGCATTCTGTTGGCGTAACATTCTGACATGTTTTTGTTTCAGACACACAGCAGGCACCAGAAATTTCCACTCTTACGCCATCCTTGCATTCACAGTCGCAACAATTTCCAACAAATCCTATGCCGCCATAATATTCCTCACACACTTTAAAGGTAACATCCGAAATGCAAGTAACTCCCGTACAGCAAGATGTCACTGGTTTTGTTGAATCGTAACATTGTCTTACTGTGTTGTCATCATCGGAGGTATATTCAATTCCATCACATGCAATACCAAGATAATATTTGCCACCAAAATATTCGCATTCACTTTCAGAAACACCAGAGACACACTGTCCATTAGAACAACATATCGCAGTGGCTCCGCATGTAGAACTGCAAGCAGTGAACAAATTAAAAGATCCATTGTTTTTTTTACACCAGTCTTCGGTCACATACTCAGAACAAACTAGAGTTTTTCCCTGAGAGTAGCAACAAGATCCAACTCCGTCAAATCCAGAACACAATGTCGCACCATAACCACGCTCTATTATGGTGGCATACCACGATTTTCCTTTATTGGGTGTCATCAAGTTCATGATGTTTGTGCCACAACCAAAATTTGAGGAATACGGTGTATCTTCAAAATAAACATTTGTCGGGAATTGTGAGAATCCATTTCCTTCTACAAAGAAAGTTACAGATAACAATTCATTATCATTGTAAAGAGAAGAATCCAGAGTAAATCCGGAAAGACCAAGTGGTGTATTGATCTTATAGATCGCTCCTGTAGTCAATCCCAAAATAAGATCATTTGATCCAGATGGAACATCTATTACATTGCCTCGTATATTTGCATAGACTTGTGATGATGTTTGAGTTATTCCTGAGACATTGCTGAAAGAAAACTCTCCATATGTTTTTCCATATTTGATTCTGGTTGAATCTATCACTGAATCTGTTTTTGAGAACAATACCGTCGAGTCTGTTTGATTGCCGGATAGTGTTACACCATACGATACATCAATCGGAGTTACCAGTATGGAATCTCCGGTGATTTCTGCTCTTAGATTTCCTATGAAAGAAATTCCCCTCAAAGTCAAAGTATAGCCAGATGCAGACGAGAAAAATGACAATCCTGCTGAGTAATTGTTTCCAAAAATTGTGCCTGTATATCCAGTTGCACCTTGAGTTCCATATAGTATGAATGTCTTGTCACCTGACACAAGTTTTATCAAATTCTGGTCAGCAATGATTGTTGAAACATAATTTGCTGTCTTTCCTTTAGGACCGGTAAATCCTGTTCCGGTTCCTGTTGGTCCGATTGGACCCACAGGCCCTATTGGACCCGTGGGACCAGTTGTTCCTATTATGATTGTTCTTATTGCACTGGATCCCATTTATGCCTCAAATTATGTAGTTAGGGGGTACAACAAGTGGTAGATGAACATGTTACCCCAGTACCCTTATAAACTCCACCAAGGAATGCACATTCGTTTTTCGTCAGATAAACGCAAGATCCATTTTGCAAACAACATGCTCCGGTATTTTCTACCGATCGACAATTCACGCTTTCGCAATTTCCGATTATTGCTTTTCCTACACACAATGCCGGATCGGTCAATTCAGTTCCTATTCCATCCTTGCAGCAACAATAAACTGTGGGTCCAAGAACTGGTTGCGGTTCGATGCAGGGTATATCACAATTATAAGACACCCCACAAACTTTATACTCACAGAAAGAACCCTTCATTTGAAGACACTTGAGTCTTGTCGCATTTACGCATCTTCCGTTGACGCAGCATGCTCTGCGTAAGTAACAATCATATGTGCTTTGTCTAGTATAACAATTTTCAAGGCTCCATCTTCCAGAAACAGAATCACAGTAAGTTTTTGAAACATAATCTATGCAATTTCTTCCATCGGAATAACCGTTGCAAGAATCACATTCAAAACAACAAGAGCCTATTTTCTCTGTCAATTTGATCGTCTTGTTGTAGGGACCTATCTCCAAAAAAGATATCGTGGAAAAAGTAGCACCCGAAGATCCGGCGGAATCAAAATAAGATGCTCTGTACTTGAGATATGGATACAATACATTTGAATTGCCTTCAAATGACAATCCAGTTATTCCATAGACAGCAGAATCTATAGTCATCGTCAATCCGGTATGATATGCGTTTGCACTAGTTCCAATTGAATAATTGAAATTGTTTGAATCCAGAATATCCCTGCCGACATTTGAAATTATTGTCAATTCTGAATAAGTTGTTCCAGAATACGAAATATTCTTGTACGCAGTTTTGTCTGCGGAATCGAGGTAATACAAGCTTTGGGTCTGACTGTATTTTACATACAGAAGTTTATTTTCATCAAAAGACCCGGTATATCCTGTATTTTCTTGAATGAATATGGTATTTGCGGATATAGATCCAGAAAGACCAACTGCGAAAGTTACTCCTCTAAAAAATAAAGTATACCCCGATACGCCTGTAGAATTAACCAGTGGAGTTATACCGGATCCAACATAACTTATACCAGGAGGAGACGCACTTGAAGCATTGCCGGTGTTTCCTTTTATTCCTGTTATTCCAATTGTTGTTTTATCAAAAAGAGTAAAGGTTACGCCGTCTATTATTGAATTGTATGTTGCTCCTATTATGCCTATGCCTCTAGGACCAAGAGGTCCAGTCGCAAAGTTTCCGGTAAATCCCGTTGCTCCAGTGGGACCAGTTGGACCGACTCCTCCGGTAACGGCGATAATCACTGATATTACTCTACTCAGTCCTTTAGATGACATTTTCGGCTCCTACAGGACAATTTGAGGATGAACAGGTTATTCCATTTCCAAGATATGTAAAACTTGTAGCATTATATGTTTTACCTCTTGGATTGTACACCATTCCAGAGATGCAATTTATACAAGTAATACCATTTAGGCAGAGGCTGCTGTTTTCTGCCTTGACATCGGTGAAGCTCATACAGCATCCTCCTGTCTTCTGGCAAGGATTAGAGCCACAAGTCAGACCTGCATGCCAGAAGGCACTTGCACCCCTATTAAGGCAATCGGTGATGCTCTCGTAAATACAAGTTCCTCCTGGAGTTCCATCTGCAATGCAGCATGCACCAAATGGAACGGAGATTCCCTGTATTACGGATTTTTGACAATCAAAGAATACTGATGTGTCACTCATCCATGCGACACTGCCATACCAAGTATATCCACCCACATTGAAGAAATGATAGACATTTGTTCCAGTAGGACCACAAAAACAGGGTTCAACGCCAAATGGCCACATTATATCACCTGTAGCGGAAGTTAGTGAGAATCTTTTTTGACCGAGAGCCGATGCTGTTGGACCGTTGCTGGGATTCATCAAAACAACTGTGATTGCTGATGCAGAATTTTTATCTTCTGTTTCACCAAGCACTACCAATGTTGTATTGTTTTTCATATCGGCAACAAAAACTTTGTTTCTCACTTCGACATCGATTGAATTTTTCGACACACAATCAGGATTTATATAAACAATCTTACATTCTGCGGAAGCAGAACTTCCTTTTGAATCGATATAATTGAATGTTCCACCGGTGATGTAGTTGCACAAAACTCCGGTTGATGAAGTTGCTCCTGAATAACCAAGACCTCTTGCTTTTTCAAATATATTTCTGGTGGATATGGATGATGATTCGCCATATCTTGATTTTTGTATAGAAGTTACAGCCGATCCACTATAACCAATAAAAGTGTTAACTGTTTCGGATCCAGTAATTCCCAAAGTAAATCCACTGCTCAAATTAATGTAAGAAAACTCTAGGCTATCACCACATAAACCAACCTGAAAATCGGCTCTTCCCGAAAGAGATGTAATTCCTCTTATTTTTCTGAAATTTAATGTCCGGGTCTCACCTGCATATATTGAGAGACCGTTTCCTACGGTTATGCCTGCAATGAGAACAGTGTTTCCTGTACTTCCCTTGAAATTTGCAGAAGTGATGTATGTCGCACCAGTATCAAATGTAGTTAATAGTTTTCCACCACATAAACCCATTGAACTTATTGATGAACCTGTAGGACCAGTTGAACCATATCCTGTAGGTCCTGTTGGTCCTCTTTCTCCTGTTGATCCAACGGGACCGGGTATGCCATAAGAAAAAGAATATTTCGATGATGGATAGAAACTGGAACCCATTAGATCCCGAATTTCCTTTCAATTGATGCTATTCTTGATTCAAGATCCAGTAATTTAGGGGCGACTTCAACACCATTTGTTATTAACTTATCTGATTTTATTTGCTCAATTTCCAGAGTGTCCGGTATTGCAACTGAAGTCACATTTGGTTTGGTTCTCATGTATGGGGTGAGAGTTTCTTGTTTTGTTTCGGTTGGAGTAACATATTTTATAGTTTCTTCAGGGACAGAAGGAAGAGTAAATGATTTTACAGATGCCGATGTAGAGACATATCTTATATTTCCGATAAACAGATTTTTAGTCGTGTCGGTTTCTGGTTGTCCTGTTTTTTTGATTATTAATATTGAATTTGTGGTAGGATCTGTTCCGGTTATCTTTCCGGTTGATACTACGACAGATCCATTCTTTTGAACAATATCTGAATCAATTAATGAAGTAATGTTTCCGGGGGAATCCAAAACCACATTTTCAACATAATCACCATGATCAGTTTTAAATGTATCATAAAGATCAGGATAATCTTCAACATCTAAAACTTGTGGATTGGTGACATTTATAAATCCATCCGGTGGATTCTTTTCTTTTGTGAATGTGACATCCCCGGGATTTCCTATTATCTCATATGTCAATGATGCAAGTCTGGAAACTTCATAACCAATATAATTCAAAACGATGCCATTATATTGAACAGAGCCAGAAGCACCGACCTTCACTCTTTGCATGACCGGTTTTATTATTCTTCCCGGAGTGGTTGGCTCAATCAATTGTAGTTTTCCGGGACAACCGTCGCTCAAGAAAAATATGTCAGATCCACCGCTTCCACCACCAGTAGCTGGATCTAGCTCCGCACAATTTCCAGTGTAACCGTTAATTACGGAATTGATATTTGGATATGTTATCAATCCATTTGCAACTACGGTATACACGCCATTTTCTATTTTTTCGACTATGCCTACAACTTCGGCTGTCGAAGGATCTCTTGCGTCTGATGGCATGTAAAGATCCGTGCCTACATCATATCGTATGACAGAACCCAGGGTTACACCCGAAGAAATTCCGGCATCTGCACTTGATATCTTGAAAGCGACTCTTTTTGTGTCACTTTCTTCTCTTATGATCTGGGTGAGTATGGTTGATTGAATATTTGAACTTGTGGAGCAGGATGACATGGTTTTTCCTATTAATAGATTGTCGTATCGGCATCAGCCACATAATGGAAACCTACAAAATCAAACCAACAATAACTTGTGTATGGGACAAAATTAAAGTCTGCTTGTGTTTTTCTCACATTTGATATTGGATTCACTGAGAAATTATTTCCATTCCATCTTTGGACTGGAGCTGCACCAAAAGCAATTGCGCAATTTTTAATTCTTGTAGCGAACAGTGTGTTATCTTTGCTGTCATACCACAAGGTGTCCGTTGGGCTAGCAGTGTCTTTGAATGATATTTCGCCAGTATTCCCCTTCAGTGAATAAATTGTCACTTCTGGAGTTCTAGTCATTCTATACTTCATCGTATGAGAGAGAATAACACTGTTTGGGGATAATATTCCCAAATTACCCCTGTTTGTTTCTATCGTATCAGTACCGGTTTTTTCATCTGGTCCATAACTTCTCTGATAAAATTCTGCTGCTCTGGAATAATCTTCAGCAAAACTTACCATTGTCGGTGTTGATGCTGTCGAACCATCTTCCAATATGAATTGAGCAAATTCATATGTTCTTCCATTATTCCTCAATCCAATACCCATCAAGAAATATGAAACAGCAGCTGAACTTGCAGTTGGACCCACAAAGGTTGCACTGTATCTACTCCAATTGCTAGCTATGGCAGAAGTATGTGTTGCATGTGTGATACCATTGATATATCCTGAAGTGCTGGTGTATTGTGTTGAATTTATGGTGAACGATCCAGTTCCACCTATGGTTCTTGCATAGAAAGAGAATGTTAATTGTTTGTTTGCAATTGTTCTTGGATCTTCTATTACATTGTAGAAGTTTGATACCAGACTTGAATCTGTAGTGTTTTTTATCAATGAAATGTAATAATTTGGATATCCCAAAACATCTGTTTGTGTTTTGGGAGAGAAAGATTTTCTTTCTCCGGTGAATCCTCTTTCACCGCTTGCACCCCACATTATCCATCTGTCCGCAATGTATTTTTTGTTGGGGGTTGTGCTTGCCGTGATTCCGTATGCAGCAGAGACACCCAATCCTCTTTGCCATAAATTCAAGCTACCATTGATTAAGTAATTTTGGAATCTAGTTCCACCTGCGCCAGATATTGTGGTAAAAATTTGTGAGGGAGAATCGATGTTCAATACGAGATTATTCCCGGAAACATTTCCAACAACAATGACATCAGTTGTTGGTTTTTTCTGAGTGAATGTTCCAGTCGGCTCCAGATAAACAACACCAGAATCCAGTGATCCCCATCCATCCAAGCTTGAAATGTTGTTTATCACAGATCCGCTTGTGTTTACCTTTAATGTAATTTTTGCTCCAACTGTACTGTCGTATGCCCCAACATATTCACTCACTATTCCAATAATTTTTTCGACAGGTGTCAAACTAGTTGCTTTGAAATATAAAGGAGTTCCAGAAATAGAGGTATATGCTGTTGAATATGATGGTTTTTCAATATCAACAGCAATCAATGCCCCAGGTCTCATTTCGAAAGATGTCTCTGCTTCACCTTTTGATTCTACTTCTATGAGCACGCTAGAATTAAACAAATAAGATCCAGAAGCTCCACACGAACCCTGAATGTACTGGCCTCTATATGGGAGTATATTTCCCTCAATCGTTCCCATGCCAACAAGGATTGGTTTTGAAACCAGTCCAACTGTAGTGGGTTCCGTTCTGGTAATTCCACCAGCAATGACCGGATCAACGAAATAGACACAGCCAGAAGTCAATCCACCTGTTATCAAGTTTGAAGCAAGAGTTGATCCAGAGACTTTACCAGCGACCGCAACTATCGTTCTTGTGGCATTTACATCTATTGCTATTCCAAGGACTTCCGCGTTTGAAGGGGTGTCTGCTTTTGCAAGAGTCAATCCTCCTGTGCTGGTGAGCCTAACTACTTTTCCTGCGGTGACTCCCCTTGAAATGTAGTTTCCGGTAATTTCTACAGCCAATCCAGATAATCTACTACTACCCAGAGAAACCGATCCTTCAAAAGCAACATTTCCAGAGAATGTTATAGCTTTTGTAATTTTATTTGAAATTTCAAATGTATATCCACCGTCAGACTGGTATGAGAAGGTTATTCCATCACCAGCAAGAGGTCTGGATATAAGAGCGTTATTCAGCTTTCCCAATACAGAATCATTATATTGATTGAACCAATCCCTGAAAGAAGCCGTTACACCAAGAGAAGTTATACCGTTTTGAAATATGGGCATTTATTTTATTCCTGTGGAACTTCCACATTATTCATATACAATAATAAATTGTCATCTGTATCTATTTTCTTTAAAATGGGGCTGAAATTTGCAGTATTGCCGTTCATTGCCCAAACAGGATCTGAAAGTTTTACCCGTATTCTGTCGGCTCCAGCCGGAGCACCTAGATTCGGGATAACTGAACCACTGGAATTGTCATATAACGATGGATCATCTGTGGGTTTGATGGTTTCATATGTTGCAATAAATCCAAATTCGTTTTGACTACCGTTTGGAATTGTAGAAACCGAGATATCGGATGTGTATCCTTGATTCAAATAAACCCAATGTTTGAGGTTACTTTCATTAACAGTGACTAGATACCACCCTTTTCTCACGAAAACTTGTTTATCGTCGGAAGCGACTAAGTTTTCAATGGTATTTTTTCCATCGAATTTTGGATAAATTGGAGTTGTTCCATCCCATCCCGGACCATACACTTCATTCTTCCATGACATATTAAAAACAGGCCAAGAAGAAATCATGGTTGCAGTCAATGTTTGATTCATCACTGCAATTTCCTGAATCTCATTCAATTCTGATGCCTGAAGAGGCAATCCCGGTTTGAATCCAAGGAGACAATAATTACTGGCTGTAGTTCCTTGAATCTGTGATAATGTTATTCTGCTCCAATATGGAGTAGTGTTTAGTGGAAAGGAGTTGCCTAAAGGACCTAATGTAAAAGGAAATGCCGACATTTATACCTCATTTCTTGAAAATCAAGAATGTTGCTACTTTTTCTGGAATAAATCCTTCAATATCCGGAGAAGGAAAGTTTATGCTTGTTTTTTGGGTAACTAAAGGAGAACCTGAAGCAAATTTTACTGGAGTCCTGTCAAGTTGTTGAACAAAATAAAAATTCCCGTCATCGAGTAGCAGTTCATTGTTCAATTGTAATTTTTCTGGATTTTTTGTTATGACTTCTGCAATAGACTGTGTTGATCCAGCCGCTCCGGTTCCCAATTTAAAATATACGGGTTTTATTATGAATGAATCTCCCGGACTGTTTTCATCCGCAATTGCTGGTATGTTTTTACCCGGTGGAATATTGTATGATTCGCTTGTAGTTAAACTTGGGCTTGGTGCTGCCATTTTATTATCCTTATACTGGAACTGGGACTGTCGTTAATCCTAAAGTCAAAACCGAAGTTGCTTTTAGTAATTGATATTCATTATCATTTAGACCATCAGTTGCCAAAGTATTATCGGCTTCTATTTTCACATCTTTCAATAATCCATACCTCGTAAAATTGCGAAGATAAGAACCATTCTGTTGTAACATTGTATTTGTGATTGAAACTTTGACGCAAGTTTCAAGATTGTTTAACATTGAAACTGGATTTTCTGGGAAATCTTCCGGTGCAACATTTACTTCAATTAAATTGTTCAGGATGCTGTTTTCAAGACCAGAAATGACAGGAATTGCATCTCCATTGACATAATTCTTTCCTCTGGAAATCAATCTTATTCCTGTCACTCTATGTCTTTGTTCATCAATATATTCGGTTATCAGTTGTGCTTTTGCACCACTTCCGGTTATTGAATCAAAGGTAATTTCTGGATTTGATATTGATATAATTTTGTCATTTTCACTCAATCCGCCCAAATTTATGAATACAGACAGAATTTCTGACGGATCTGACCAATCTTGATAATTCGCATAAATGTGTCTAAAAAATCCAGATGTATTTAAATTGCCCAAATTTTTCTCTATTTGAGTTATTTTATCCGTTATGTCAATGGAGCAATCACACGGAGAACATGTCGGATAAGAATCAAAAACGGTGACACCGGCTTTGAAAATATATTCGCAATTTAATTTTTTCGCCAATTCGTTGCATCTATAACAGGTTGCAACCGTTTTCACATAATATAAATCTCCCTTATCAAAAACGGTTCCAAGAGTATCTTTTGCTTCTGCTTTGGTGTAAAGGCAGCAAGTTCCATCCACAGCATAATCGGCACCACATGCTTGTGAATATTTTTGTGTCAATGATGTTGAGGTTGCCTCTGTGGTATAGTCATCCAATGACATCACAGGTATTTTTGATGTCGTGATTATGTCCATTTTTGTCGGATCGACAACAAACAATGCGTACCAGCTATATCCATCATCATAAGTCCTTAGCCCATTAACATGTGATGGCGCATATATTGAAGGTTGTTTTCCTCGTATTGAACTGTCTGATCTGTTGTTTGTATTATCACTAACACAAAGGTAGGCAATACTATTGACAGGATTAAAAACCAGAGTTCTATTATTATTGTTTGTATTGGAGTTCCAGGGTGAAAGAACTATTCTGGTGGACCAGTCAAGTCTGTCGGTAACAAAATTCACATCGTTTTCCCTGACTCTATACAAAATATTGACATCATTAGCCCAATCAAAAGAATTGGGATTATCGTCGGGTCTTATCTGTGGATCTCCACCGAGATAAAAATGCCACTTTCTAGCTTCTTGTTTCGTGTAATTGAGATATTCTTTGTTTAAGTCGCTGCTTGCCATATGATTATTGATGCCTTCGGTCTTTATTTATGCACCAAATACATAATTATATGGTGATCGCTGGTATAGATTATAGTATGACATCCCCGTCAATTTGCGTGTACAACGGATCGACGGGTAGTTTTTCATTTAATCATTGTAAATTTTACTTCTTGACAGACAAGAAAAAATTTGCGACAAACTTCCTCAAGAACATAAAAGGAGAGGAATTTGCTTTTTACAGTGGTGATTATATGAGATTTGATACGATCTCTGACTGGGCTATGAAGTATCTCAGGGGAATTGACCAGACCTGTATTGAAGGATATGCTTTTGGAGCCAAAGGAAAGGTATTTCATATAGCAGAAAATACAGGAATCCTAAAGTATAAAATATTTCAGGCACAGATACCTTTGGAGATTGCACAGCCATCCGCAGTCAAAAAAATGGCTACCGGAAAAGGAAATGCAACCAAAGAGGACATGCATGCTTCATTTTTCAGGGAAACAGGGATAGATCTGATTTATTTTATGACACCCGGAAAAAATGACTGTGTAAGCCCAGTTTCAGACATAGTTGATTCTTATTATGTCTGTAAATACTTGTTTGAAAAAATCAAGACTGAGGCTTGATCTCACTCAGTTTTCTCAAACCGTTTTTTTCTTTTATTTTGGCTACTACTTGTTTTGTTATGTCAGATTGAACACGATCTGCTATGCCATCTTTTCCGAACAATTTTTCTCTTTCATGATCGGTTATTGTTTCTTTTAGAATTTCAATCATCTCTACAATTTCTTTGACGGCAAGGGTTACGGTATTTGCGCGATATATTCCCCATATTAGATAAACAATTCCACCAACAAACGAAATAACCAGAATAATTCCTCCAACTTGGGCGATTTGTTCCATATAATATTGACTTGCGGCGGCAAATCCGACCATCATTGTTCCGATCATCATGATGGAAGATCCGAACAGCCTATTACCCAGCAGGAAAGCCACCACAGCCCCTCCAACGATTGCGGCAAACCCGAGGACCCAGAACATGGTGATGTAGCCATAAAGCTTCTCAAGGGCTTCCAGACGCTTGGAATTGATGAGATCTTTTAATTTAGCAAGTTCATCTTCATTTTTCTTTACTTCATCTATTACTTTTGCAAGTTTATCATTTTCTTTTTTAATGGTATTTGAAGATTCTATGATATTTTCAGCTTTATTTTGAATCGCGTTTGAAACTTTTAGATCTGCTATTCCCTTTGTTTCATCTTTTATCACAGTCGCATCATATGTTATCATGTCAGAACTGGTTCTTATGTCTTCCAAGACATCTTCAAGGTGTGGAGGTGTGGTGGATGCAACTGGAGTTATGGCAACAGGAATAGTTTTAGACTTGCACCCAAACACTAATATCCCAAAGATGACACACAGAAATGCAATTTTTTTCATTTTATTTCTCTCTTTATTATTTTTTTCTTTCTTTGTGTGATATTCATGGGTGGACTGTATCCTGCAAGGGCGGTATTTGGTTCTCCCACTTGTGGATTTGAAAAACCACCACCCGCTACATTTCCGATCCCTGCAGATCCCTCGCCGTCTTCCAGAAGAATATCCAATGATTTTTCAAGTTCTTCTAAAAATAATCTTTCATCTCCACCAAGTTCAACACATTCAAACGCCATTGCTCTTGCCGCAGTCTGAATATAACCAAATTCTGATTTATATCGGTTTGCAGGCAATGCATTGACTAATCTCTTTATTCCAATGACCAATCTGGTGAATGGGCTGAGAATTGATGCTTCGCTGTTAGTTAGTTCTTCTTCTTTTTTGAGCAAATTTCCGTTTTCATCAATAAGTTTGGCTTTATAAGCTTTCATCGATGTGAAAGGCTTGATGATTTCGGACATTAATTTATACACCGTAAACGAGGTTACGATGGCAGACCAGCTTTCGTTTAACGAATTTCCTTCAAAATTTGGTCTATCCTGTGATCCCTTGGAATTAAACTCAAATCTATTTCCGGAATCTGTCTGGGAAGTATTTGAAGATAATGAAGGAAGGATTTCAGACATGAATGATATTCCGGTTCTAACTTGAAAAAAAGAATTCTACTGCAGGCTTCTGGACCAAAAACATTGTTCAATATGATTATATGATTTAGAATCAGTCTTTCTTTCAGAGAATCCTTTTTTTCAAATTTATTTAGGAGTCTTTTTATGTATTTTATTCTCTCTAAATCTTCCATGAATTCCTCCATGTTTTTACATGCAGGATTTTCATAAAATTTCATGGCGAAGAGCAGGAAATTATCTTGTGTCAATGGATCTCTGAACCTCACAATTACTCCGCTGTAGAATCTCCAGTAGTCTCTTCTAACATAATGTTAAATTTGAAGAGACCATTTGCACCATTTTGACCGATATTTACGATTAATTGAAGTCCTTTCCCATTGTTAAATTCTGAAATTCCATCAGTTCTTTCAAAAGAATCTTCTATCCCATGATTTACGACACCATTTCTGGTCTTGAAGCCAAATGTTCCACCGAAACGAGTCAACGGCAGTCGTATAACGGTATTTGGAATTAAGTTCACATTATTATTGAATTGAAAATCTAAACCAATCAAATTCAATTTTGCTCTTAACAGAGCGATTGCACTTCTGGGGTCAAGATAATCTTTCTGTGAAAAAGCTTGCAGGAAGGCATTTATTCTGCTTCTTTGGGTTGCATCTTCAATTCTGTGAGCACCAAAATCGCTAGCCACGCTTCTACTTGTGGTTCCATCATATGCCGCATTGAAACCACCGCCTTCAGTGTATTCTGATTCCATCAAACGCTGTTTTAATTGGTTAAATTTTTTCATTTTGTCCTCTTTTGATTATTTATGATCATCTATATGTGTATCTTCCAAAGATATTCGATTTCTAGCCAATGAAAACAATATGGTATTCAGTTGACTTTTTATGTTTTTTACAGAATTTTCAAGGGAAGAAATTCTGGATTCCATGTGAGCTCTATCCTTTTGAAGCTCTACGCGAATTTCAGCTATTTCTGTCCTTATTTTTCCTAGCATGGTTAAAAGTGTAACTGTTCCACCCAAAATCACAGCCATAATGCCCAACAAGCCAGCAATATTATCTAAAAAACTTATATCTGATGCTTGTGCTATGATAGGTTCCATGCAATTCCTTTATGTTAAGGGGTTTTCTTTGCTTTATTTGTTGCCATGGCGTATGCTACAGCCTTACCTTTTTTTTCGCCATATTTTTTCTTTAATTTATTCAAGACATCCTTCTTTTTCATGTCTTTCATAAATTTTTCCTTTTGCATCTTGTCTTTTGGAGTCAGAGTTTTTTCCTGAAGATTCTCATTTTCCCATGAGACTGTTATGCCTTCATTGAAACTAACCTTAAATGGTTTATTTTTTTGAAAATCCAAAAGCTCAACGATGCTCAATGCGTCTGTTTTGCTACCAAAGCATTCCGACACACCCATCATTTTTCTGTATTTTTTGGTTTTACCGCAACCACAGTCTTTTTTCTTTTTCATCTGCTTTTTCCTTTATTCTTTAATAGAAGTTTTAATAGTTTTGGATCAATCATCTGCCATTGTCCGGGTGTTTGTTTCAACCACTTTGCGGTCAATTCCCCCGAACCTTCAAGTCCGGCACCCCACATCTCAGATATTTTTTTCTTTGAATGACCATTGTCTGCCCGGTTTTTATTTATGGATCTGACTCTCAAATTAGAATCGCCGTTATTGAGAGCATTTCCGTCCTTGTGGTCTATATCTTTTCCTTTGATTGCATTCTTACCTAATTTCTTTGCCATTTTTCTTCTGGCTAATACTCTTTTGCTTCTTTTTGCCCTCTGTTCCGGTTTTCCATGGAAAAGACGATACTCTCTCTTGTAGTTTCTTTTACCTTCCAACAAGGAACTGATTTCGTTTTTAAAGATCTCAACAGCATCTTCATATTCCAAACCATCGTTTAACATCTCAATAACCGTTTCATTTATGTTATCATAACTGTTGAATAATTCCTCTGCCAATTCAACATCAAAAACCGGAATTGCATATTCCCTGCCGTTTACGGTAACGACATTTTTTATTGGATTTTGCATGGATGATAACTTCATGCCTAATTCGGTATAATCCAAAACATCAAAATCTATATCTTGAATGAGACCCAGTTGAGCTAATACAGGAAGAATATTTTCTAGCGTAAACTCGAATTCTCCACCGTCATTTTGAGAAAACCCCGCAAATTGAGTATCGGATCCAAGCGGAGGCATGAATTCTGATGATGGTGGGGACTCAACACTTACTGTTTGATCAGGGGGTAAAAATGTGTATTCAAATAGATTATCGAGTTCCCTGTCGGCTAAAGGATCATATGATGCTATCAGGTTCTGTGGAGAAAAAAAACCTTGTGGACCATTCCTGCCCATCTCGACTCTTGAACTGAATGGGGAGATCGTTCTAGATCCGTCGCTTCCCCACGATTTTGCTCTGCTGTTCATCTTGTGGCTTGCAGCAAATTTCATGAATTTGGGGTCTCTTATTGCGTCAGCAAAATTTGTCGGGAACATCATCGATCCCACTGCTTCGCCTCTTTCGTCCGCAAAGAAAATACCCTGAGCAACACCTAGAGAGTTTTTGTCAAATTTTCCTTTACCAGTTCCAAATGCATAAACAAACGCCGCCTGCACAAACCTATTTTTCATCAATTCCGCAATTTTTTCCTTAATTTCTTTTACTATTGGGTTACTACTGTTGAAAAATTCCTGTGCTGCAACAAGATTTGACTGATTTCGTGCATCATAACTTGTTGCTCTTCCCCTCGACATTTTTTGAATTTTACTTTTACCAAAATTAGTATTCAAAATTTTGAATGCATTTTGGCCATTCATGGAATTTTTTAGCCTATTGAAATCTTGAATAAGCTCCATGAGTTCTGGCGGTATTTCATTTAATACCCCACCCAACATTTCTTTGACATCCTCAATGACAGCAATTGTTTCTGTCAATGCAGACGATGCAAGTTGGGATTTTCCTGCTTTATGAGATATACCGAATGTCATAGCCAAAAGTTCTTCAGGAAGCTCTTCTTCAATGACTTCCTCTTTCAGATATTTTGAAAACTTTTGATAATCTTCTTTTGAGAGAACACCATCTTGTCGTTTTGCTTTTAGATATTCAAGTAAAGCTTGAGCATTCTCAGGGGAAAAATCTTCAAAGCTCTTTGATTTCAAGAACGCCACGAAGTTTTTTAATTCTTCCTTTGGGAGCCCCATATCTGTTTTCTGGGAACTCAAGAACTTTATTAATTCATCGCCCAATTTTTCGCTGTTTTTTATATCTTCTTCACTTTTTAGTTTTTCTTTACCGGCAAAATTCAACTTGCTCAGATCTGATCTTATTTTTTGACCCGAGATATACTTGGCAAATATGTCAAGATATTCTTTGGGGAATACCACATAATCTGCTTTCGATGTGGTATCTCTAGCACCCATTTTTTCGTATAATTTACTCATCTTCATCATTCCTCGCATCATTCCAATGCGGAGAGTGACTAGATCTTCATCTTTATAACTGGATAAAACAGGATTTGATCCCTTAGCTAACGAGAGCATGGCTGCTCTTGATCTTCTTCCAGCTTCAGTCATCCATGGATTTGAATCGACTTCTCTTTGAATTGCTTCAAGTTCACGACCATCCTTGCCAAACCAACCCAGTTCTTGCAATCTTTCGGTTGTTTCCGGATCATCGACATATTGCGCAAGTTGAGGTGCATTTTCATTTTGATCATATGGCAATACTGTTGGTCCTGTTTGTCTTTCTGGTGGCAAAACAGGTGGAACCTTTGACTTTTGTTGCTGATCGTCTTTCTTTTGTTGTTTTCTTTGTGAGCCTCTTGATCTTTGTTCCCTCTTTCTGGGTTCCTCTTCATCTTTCTTTATGCCTAATACTTCCTCGACTGGTTTGTTGTTGAATATCACATTATATGTTTCGGTTCTCTCGAATTTTCCTTCTTTACCGGCAATATAATGCATCAGATCGCCAGGAGATTTTATCTCTCCGGGTTTCTTGTTCTTCAAAATTTTATATCCAGTCTTGAAACTTGCCAAGGAATCTCTACTTGCAATTTTTACTTTGCCATCCTTTGTTTTTATCACGACAACAGGACTGAGATCACCTTTTTTGATTTTTTCTTCATTGGTTAATTTTTTACCGCCTGTTTTTGGTGAACCTTTTGGACCGGAAGCACTGGGTTGATTAGAAGATGATTTTTTATTCTCTTCAAATATGAAAGATTCATTTGTTTGGTGACTGTTCTTTCTGTCATCTTCCCTTTGAAATCTTTTTTTCAATCTAGCCTGTTTTTTGGGGTCGCCGGTGGGATTCCTCATGGAAGCCCTTTCACCTGCCGATGATTTTGTTCCTAGACTGAATGCGGTCTGTGAACCGCCGAATAGTTTTTCAGCGAGTAGTTTGCCAAAATCAACAGTAACATCCTCTTGTCTTATAAAGTTTCTCGCTGCGTCCATTTTTTCCTCTCTGTCTTGTGCTGCTTGTATGTCCCTTGCGTTCTGAACGGCTGTACGAGCCATTATCGCGTGTTTTGATCTCATCGCCCTTGAGATGTACTTCATCGGTGTCTTCCCGAGCATCTGCTTGAGCATGAAACGGGTCCTTCTCCATCTTTTTATTCCCTTGATCCATGCTTGTCTGGTCAGGGGACCTTCAGAAAGAAAAGTCTCAAATTCATCTTCATTGAACCATTCTGGTAGATATTTTTCCATATTTGTATGTATTTAAAGATAATTGCCAGACTTCCGCTGGGAGTCTGGCTTGAACCGATATGTTTTTTAAGCGGTTCTTGGTTTTATGAACGGGCTGGTGGAGGAAGATTTCTTCCAAAATCCCTTGGGTTCAATCTTCCTTCAACACCATAAAGTCGAGTGGCTTTCCATCCTTTATGGTGTTTTCTTGACCCTGTGTATGTATTGTACATACGAGCATCATCTAGTTTATGTTCTTTGCAAAATCCAATGAAGTTTGAGACTCGATGTTCTTTTCCTTCTGGATCAGTGAATACCCATTTTACCAATTCTTCCTCTGATGACACAATCCAAGTCCACATTACCATTTTACCCAACCTATCCTCCTTGAATTCCCCACCATAAGTTTTACATACCCAACTTCTCCAGTTTATGGCACGGGAATCATTATTGCATCTGGACCACTCGTAGGAATTGACCCTATTCACATTTCTTATGTCAAACGGTCGCATTCACTTCCCTTTCATAGTTTTCTATGGCAGATTTCAATGCTGGAACATAATCGACTGGATTTGCCTCAAAAATTTGCACACCGCCATTTTCTGCGGAGATCATTATGACAAGTTTTTTTATCGGAACGCCAGTTCTTTCTTTCCACATTATGGAATATGCGGTAGCTTGCATGAAATAGTTGTCTATATCTTCTCTTCTTTTTGTCTTTGTGCTCCCCTTAAAATCTATTATAGACAATTCCCCGTCAAATTCGGCAACACAGTCCACTCTTCCCGCAAGTTTCAACAGGTTTGAATACAGTGGTGTTTCGAGAGCATGAACATTGTCTATTCTGTCTACATCTTTTTTCAATTGAAGAAACAAATCCAATGTGAATGGATCTATCTCTTTCTCTACCAATTTTTCATTATTCATGTATTTTTCGATCAGTGAGTGAAGCCTGTTTCCCCTCGAAGTCGTTCTTTTCGCCTCTTCTGGATTGTTTTTTCTCCATTCGGCAAAGAATTTTCTCTTTTCCCAACCAGTGACGGTGGTCACACTTGGATATTTTCCATCGGGAGTGGTATAATGCCTGCCAGAATCATTTTCTTCGGAAAGCAGCTCAATTTTAAGATTTTCACTTATGTGGTTGAATTTTTTTTGTTTCATGATATATCATATGAACCTTTAGGAATTTGTTCCTGCTTTATTACAGAGACATCTATTCCACGATACCCGATTGATCGAACATTTGCTGATGAATCTGGTGAAAAAAAATAATACAGATTTGATTCCCTGCTTATGTCATTTGTCTTGACATGCATAATATTTCTTTTTTCATCAAGATCATAAAAATCACTTTCATCTTCACCGGGCTCTATTATGTATCCAGGTCTTGTGGGATTGATTCCGAAAAATATAGATGAAATATGGGAATTGGGTATCTTACAATGAAAATATTCAGATTCCAAAACCCTGCTTGTAGTTTGATTCACTTCGATCAATTTTCGGCTTCTTGCTTTTCTTACCATTTCTCTTAAATTCACAGTCATCAAAGATTCTGGTGTGGGTTCAGAAAAAAAAGAAAAAAAGTGATTCT